CATTGAAGCAGTAGAAACACGTTATACTGGACAGTGGAAAACGCACGTTCCTGCTTTACTAGAGAAAGAAGGTCACAATGTTCAAGTCATATCTGGACGCCAAGATATACCTAGCGCAACGACTCCAGGTGCGTTTCTTAACTTTGGCGGAACAAACATCTACAAAGCGAATCAAGTTGAAAGAATGGGCGAGTTATTTTGTAACGGAGCCGTTCGCCCCGGTGATCACTTTTTGTTTACTGATGCTTGGCACCCTGGTATTGTCAACTTAAAATATATGAGTGAACTTCTTAACATTCCTGTTAAGATTCACGCACTATGGCACGCCGGCAGCTATGATCCTCAAGACTTCCTAGGCAGGCTAATTGGAGATGCACCTTGGGTCAGACACGCAGAGAAGAGTTTCTTCCACGCAATCGACTACAACTGGTTTGCTACCGAGTTTCATATTAACTTGTTTAGTGATGTGTTACTTAGAGAAGTTGATGTAGTGTCGCTAGACAGTTGGAACAAGTCTGGTAAGATTTCTCAAACAGGCTGGCCTATGGAGTATATGGAAGACACTCTTGCGCCTTATAAGAACTTGCCCAAGCGGGACTTAATTTTATTCCCGCATCGTATTGCTCCAGAAAAGCAGCTAGAGATTTTTAAGGATCTAGCACACTGGTTACCGCAGTACGAGTTTGTAGTTTGCCAAGAGAAGCAGTTAACTAAACACGAATACCATACATTACTAGGTCAAGCTAAAATGGTGTTTAGTGCTAACTTGCAGGAAACACTAGGCATCAGTATGTACGAAGGAGCATTAGTAGGAGCAATTCCGTTAGTGCCTGATCGGTTAAGCTATACTGAAATGTTCACTGATACATTTAAGTACCCTAGTAAGTGGACAGAGAGTTATAATTCCTATACTGTATATAGGCCCGATTTGTGCAGGACTATTATAAGCCATATGGAAAACTATAACACTAGGACTAGTTATATAGAAAAGCAAGCACAAAGCCTTACTGAGAATTTCTTTAGTGCAACTAATTTATTGAAGGTACTATGATAGTAGAACAAGGTAAAAGATTAAAGGTTGGATTTACTGCAAGTGCATTTGATCTGCTACACGCAGGGCATATCAGTATGCTCGAGGACGCAAAACATCAATGCGACTATTTGATTGCGGCACTGCAAAACGATCCTACACAAGATAGGCCAAACAAAAATAAGCCAATTCAAAGTATAGTAGAACGCTTTATCCAATTAAAAGCAGTCAAGTACGTAGACGAAGTTATTGTTTACAATACCGAAAAGGACTTAGAAGACCTATTGCTTATGTTGCCAATTGATATTCGTATCCTAGGAGAAGAATACAAGGATACTAACTTTACTGGCAAAGACATTTGTATTAGTAAAAATATTGAACTTTACTTTAACCAACGTAGGCATAGTTTTAGCACTAGCGATTTGAGAAAACGAATCGAACAAGCTGAACAAGCTAAATCCAATGCCGGACGAGAATTTAGTTGATTCTCGTCTAAATAGTCCTGTATAATAAAATACAAATGTGACCCACCACATAAACTCGGAGAGATAATGAATAATCAATTTAAACTCGATCCCGTAATCGAGGCTAATCCTAAACCTGAATTTGTTAAAGACGAATTCAAACCACTAGACAAGAAAGTCTACATCAAGACAACCGGAGAAGACGAAGGCACTACATACTTTGCAGATGCTATTCGTGGTAAGATGCGCCGCGATAACAAACGTTTTTGGGCCGGCGACAACATCAGTGATTACGTTAGCGAAGAAGATAAAGAAAAACTAATCGACGAAGCCACAGAGGCATTTGAATTAGTACTCGACCGTTTGCTAATCGACCGCGAAACAGATCCTAATAGTAAAGGCACTGCACGTCGACTGGCTAAGATGTACTTTAACGAAATTATGGCAGGCAGATATGACCCGGCACCTGATGCAACAGCTTTCCCGAATGACAGCGAAGATAGATACGAAGGTATGCTTGTGGTACGTAGTGAACTTCGTAGTATGTGCTCACATCACCATCAGCCTGTTAGTGGCGTTGCTTATATTGGTATTATTGCCGCAGAAAAACTTATTGGTCTTAGCAAGTATACTCGTATTGCTCAGTGGTGTGCTCGCCGTGGTACACTACAAGAAGAACTGGCTAATGACATTGCTAGAGAAATCTCTAAAGCCACAGGAGCCACAGACCTAGGTGTTTACATTCAAGCAGTCCACGGATGCTGTGAGAACCGAGGCATAATGGCTCACTCTAGCTTAACGCAGACTACTGTATTAAAAGGTGCCTTTAAGGACGATCAAGGAACTAAAAAAGAGTTCTTTGATAATATTAAACTTCAACAAGAGTTTGCACCACGTTAATTATGTTTGATCCTATCGTATTCAATTTAGTAACCGAGCTTAAAGACACTGTTGCTAAAGTAAACGACCTAATGGAAGAACTAGAGTCGTTAGGAGTAGAAGTTCGAATATCGTATGTAGAATCTAGTCCTAGCAAAAACATTTCTCAAGGCATTAGCCTTTGGAAAGTAATCGAGCACACCGACTATCTTATGGAGGGTGGCAATGAGTCAAAACAAATTGAATGAGATAACTCCTGTTGAGTTCGAGTGGAAAGATGATCGAGCTATCGAAGGCTTTACTGCACAGCAACTAGACGAGATATTCACTGGTACCATAACATTAGATCCTCTTATTACATCTGATGTTTATACAACAATGGCCAGTCCTAGTATAATGTCTAATACTATTAGTGCAGGAACAATGTTTAATGGTACTGTTTCCGTTCCCGTAATTAACATTAAATCGGAAAACGGAAAAGCAATGATAGAAACATCTAAGCACGACATTGACGTTGATAAGTTGTACGAGGATGTTAAGGATTTGAAACAAGTCCTTGTAGCACTAGCAAATGATAGTGATTTGCTAGAGCGTAACCCTATTATTAGGGATATTTTAGCCGATTGGCTGATTAAAGGTTTAACAAAATGAGCGCACCAAAATATTTTGTATCGTGGGACGAATACCGCGGACTAGTTGCAGAAATTGCACGTCAGATTAGTGTAGACAACTGGCGACCAGATTATATTGTAGGTATTACCCGCGGCGGTCTAAGTGCAGCAGTTATGCTCAGTCATTACTTCGATGTTCCTATGGAAGCGCTCAAGGTTAGCTTACGCAGTTCGGACCCTAGCTGTGAGTCTAACACTTGGATGGCCGAAGATGCTTATGGTTATGTAGACGAGGATCACCGCGTAACACTAGGCGATTTTAATCTAACACAAAACGATGCCTTCAAGAAGAAGATCCTTATTGTTGACAACATTAACGATAACGGTGCTACACTAAACTGGATCCGCAGAGACTGGCAATCTAGCTGTATGCCAAACGATCCAGTCTGGGCAGATGTTTGGGGTAACAATGTACGTACAGCAGTACTAGTTGATAACACGCATAACGACAATGAAATAGAAATCGACTATGTTGGTATGGAAATCAACAAGTTCGAAACACCACAGTGGATTGTATTCCCTTATGAACTTTGGTGGCAACAATCGTGATTCTAATTAAAGATATTACAAAAGATGAGTATAAAGCTCATCTTAAATCTTTAGACAACGAAAGTCTGATATACAGATTTTCTAGAATTATGACGCCTGAGGCAATCGACTTATATGTCGATTCTATACCCGAGTCTAACCACATCCTTGGTGCAATCTCTACCTTATACGGCGAATTAGCAGCAGCAGCGCATATGGCAGTAGATGATTGCGGCACACAATGCGAAGTAGGAATAAGCACAGATTTAAGATATCGCCGCAAAGGTGTAGCAAAAGAATTAATGCAGCATATCCTAACTATGTGCACTAATCGTGGAATACATCAGCTGTATATGACTTGCTTAACTGACAACAAGGCAATAATTAATCTTTGTAAAAAGGTAGGCCTAGCAGTAGTTAGCAGTCGTGGTGAAAGCGAAACTGTACTAGAGTTACCTAGTGTTAGTTTTGCAAGCCTTAACAAAGAACTAACAATGAATAATATGGTAGTTGCAGATGCACTAATGAAACCATATAAAGCGCAATGGCAAGCCTGGTTAAGAAAGAACAGATAATGAACGAAAAGAAATTAAGTTGGACATTAGATGTAATAGAAGACGGCGATGACTTAGTAATTCAACTGCCCCCTGAGTTACTAGAAATGCAAGGCTGGCACGAAGGTGACGTCTTGGTGTGGATAGACAATCACGACGGCAGCTGGACACTAACTAAAAAAGAAGCCACAGTAGACGACCAATGTAACCTTGAGCTTGATATTAAGAACGATGCTGCAATGGTAGAAAAATGCCGTCGTAGCGAGAAGTATTGCCAGCACTTATATGCTGCATTGTGCAACAACGAGTTTGCTAAAGAAAGTTTTATCCCTAAGCTAACGGGAACAAACAAGTGGAGTTGTAGTTGGAGATACGCCGGAGGCATCATTTCAGATATCACTTGCAAGGGTAGCTATTTAGATTGGTACTGTAGCGGTATGAGTAAGCACGTAGACAGCACAGGAGAGTACGACGATGGAACTGTAATAGAAGGTTTCATTACCAGCGAAGTCAAGAATGACTTACGTAAACTAGGTTGGCTAGTAGTAGACCAACCTTCGGATGAAGATGTAAAATGAACAATAAACTACACGAAATTATGAACATTCTAAGCGAGGAATGTGCCGAAGTTATCCAGGCAGTAAGCAAGTGCCATAGGTTCGGATTGGACAATTACAAGCCAGGTAAGCCTTTAACTAACGCTCAACACTTAGAAGGTGAGATTGGGGATTTACTTGCAATGGTAGATCTGTTAAAATCAATGAATGTTGTAAGCCAAGAAGGCCTAGATGCAGCTAAAGCAGCTAAAATCGAAAAGCTCAAAACTTGGTCAAGTATATATGAGGAAGTTTAATGTTCGGTACTAACGAAATTATCGGTAAAAAGTATTTTAAAGACGCACCTGCCGAGAGCTTGTTTGTAACAAGTATGTTCTTTACGCTACAAGGCGAAGGTCCTTATGCAGGTATGCCTGCATTGTTTATTCGTCTTGCTAAGTGTAATCTAGTATGCAGTTTCTGCGACACTTTCTTCGATGACGGCGACTGGCTAACGTATGATCAGCTAGATGTTAAGATAGAAGAAGCAATTACAGGCTTTTGGGCTAGTAAAGGCAAAGATGTTCCAGACTGGGCAATGTCCAAGAAACTAGCAGGTAAAAAGTATCCCGGTGTTGTGCTTGTTATGACAGGCGGCGAACCTTTGCTGCAAGAAAATATTAGCGACTTTATGGCTTATCAGTTAAACAACTTTAAAGCAGTGCAAGTTGAAAGTAACGGAATACCCGACACTGTAGTACCCGAGGGCGTTACGTTGGTATGTAGTCCGAAATGTGTAGAGAAAGACGGCAAGGCTGTAAAATACTTTGCTCCTAGCAAGACTATCTTAGATCGTGCAGACTGCTTAAAGTTTGTAGTTAGTGCTGATCCAGATAGTCCTTATAATACTGTGCCTGACTGGGCTATTGAATGGAAGCGCAATAACCCCGACAAGGAAGTGTATTGCAGTCCTATGAACGTGTATAACAGTTTCCCACAAAAGATTAAACTCTTACGTGCAGAAAAAGGACAGATTACAATGGCCGAACGTAGCACAGTAGATGAAGTTATCAGCTTCTGGGAACCCGGCTTGCTCAATCTAAAAGCTAATCAAGCTAATCACGAATACGTAGGACAGTTCTGTATCGAAAACGGATTCAAACTTAACCTACAACAACACCTATACGCAAGTTTAGCATAAGGAAATAAAATGGAAATTCAACCAAAAGACACAAGCAAAGGCCATTTTTATGTTAGCCTTTTCAAAAGCGCAATCCGCATTGCTGCTGGCATCGCCCTAATTTGGCCTCAAAACATTGTGCTAGCCGGCGCTTTTTTGATCGGTGCTGAAGTTTTGGGTATTGTGGAAGAAATAGTTTGATGCTATACTATGTACTTGGACGGACTTTTTGAAATGTTAGAACTAATTAAAAACTTCTTTAGCAAGAAGAAGAAACAAGAAAAACTACTCAAGGCAACACTCAAAGGTCGTGAGCAAGAAAAAGCACTTGCTAACTTAAATCAAGAACCTTGGGTAACAGTTGTACACTTTGATATCAATCCCGACAATCCTAGCCAAGGTAGCTTCGAGCTAGATTGGAACGAATATTTTGTAAAGAGTCTAATGGCAGCTGGCTACACTGGTCGCAAGGACGAGGAAATTGTCGATGCTTGGTTTAACGACCTATGCCGCGGCATTGTAGTTAGTGCAAGTGAAGAAATGAATTTTGTAGCAAACGCAGACATCCTGCAGAAAAAAGGACAATAATGACTGACATTTTAGTCGACGCAGCAAATATGTTTTTCCGTGCTCGCCACGTAGTACGTGCAGACGACCCGGAAGAAAAGGCAGCAATGGCAATCCATATTATGTTTAAGAGTATTAACAAAGTATGGCGAGATTTTAATGGCACTCACGTTGTATTCTGTTTTGAAGGCCGTAGCTGGCGCAAAGCAGTAGACCCTACATACAAGGCTAACCGTGCGGCTGCTCGTGCCGCTTTAACTGCCGCAGAAGCAGAAGAGGATCGCATTTTCTTCGAAGCGTTTGATACGTTTAAAACTTGGATTACAGAGAAAACTAACTGTACTGTACTCCGCCACGAACAATGCGAAGCTGACGATTTTATTGCACGTTGGATTCAAACACACCCAAATCAACAGCACGTCATTGTAAGTAGCGACAGCGACTTCTATCAGCTACTTCGTCCCAATGTCAAACAGTTTAACGGCATTACAAAGCAGACTATTAGCTTAGAAGGTATTGTCGACGAGAAGGGCAAGCGTATCCTAGATAAAAAGACTAAAGAGCCACTTGCTCCGCCTGATCCAGAATGGCTACTGTTTGAGAAATGTATGCGTGGAGATTCTAGCGATAACATCTTTAGTGCATACCCTGGTGTTCGTACTAAAGGCAGCAAAAACAAAGTTGGCTTGCTAGAGGCTTTTGCTGACCGCAATGGCAAGGGATATAATTGGAACAATCTAATGCTTCAGCGTTGGGTTGACCACGAAGGTGTCGAGCACCGTGTTAAGGATCGTTACGAAGCAAACAAGCGTCTAATCGACCTTACTGCACAGCCAGAAGAAATTATTAAAAGTTTAGATGACACTATCGGTACTAGTGTCAATAAAGAACCGCGGAAACAAGTGGGCGTAGAGTTTCTACGATTCTGCGGCAAGTGGAATTTGCAAGACATTGCAAAGAATCCCGAAGACCACGTAGCTTACTTAAATGCGAGGTATGTCAGTGCTAGCTAAAACAATTATGCCAGGTAAATTCTGGATTCTAGAAGAGTCGGGTTCAAAAGTAGGAACTATCCATAATGGAGACAACGTCTTTACTGTAACTTTTAAGGGCGGCCTTAAGCGTTATAATGACTTAAACGACTTAGAAGAAGAACTATCTGTACACTTAGACTCAACAGAAAATGCTGTAATCCCTAGTAAAGTTATGGACGAAGTATTTGGTTACCCTACAGGTTGGAACAAAGTCTATAACAAGAAAATGGATGATACTTTTCCTGTGTTTACTAAGAAAGAATCTAGCAACAGCTATCACGCCGCAGGCTATTATGCACTTAAATTCCCTAATGGTTGGACACAAAGTTTCTGTCCTAGACTAAATACGATTAAGAGCTACCAGGTCATTGGCCCTTTTAAGAACGAAGACGATCTTCAAATTAGTCTGCGCCGGCAACGTAGCGAAGAATGAGCCTAGGGAACCTAACAAGGCCCTAGCGTGTAACTGTGCTAACTAGTACTAAAATCGTCTTGTTAGGTTTAACTGCATATATGAGTGCATCTGCGTTTACTGCTAGTGCAGATAAGCCCGAGTCTGCGCTCGTTAGCAAACCAGTAGAGTGCACATCTGCACTCAATCTTGTAAAAACTTTGCGTAATGCAGGATTCCAACCTTTAATATCTAATGTGTCTATAGACGAAGATGGTAAGCCCGAAGGCGCTATTCAAACTTGGGTAGCAGAAGACGGCAAATGGGCTGTAATAGAATTAGCCGATGAAAATGTTGCTTGCTTACTAGGCGCAGGCGAAAAAACTATTGTACACAAGCGTGGCATATCAGTATAAAGATACGAAAATTTTTGATAAATAAATCAAGAAGAGTAGTATTTTTATATGGCAAGACCTAAACCACAGATTATTTTAGATCACACTAACCCTAAGACTTACAAGAGTGAGCAGGTACTAGAAGCGGACGCAATTTACGCCGTATTCTACGATGGTGCACCTATTAATCTGCGTACCCTGAACAGTCTCGTCAACTACCCTGGACCTAAATATAAAAAAGTTTCCTTTAGTAACGCAGGTCACGCATTTAACCTAGCAGAACGCTTAAACAAACTATTCAACACTGATAGGTTTGCAGTGTTTGAATTACGTGACGGCAAGCAAATTAAAGAAGGCGGAGATGAGTGATACAACTACTATCGCCGACTCTTTAGTCGATCAAGTATCTAAGTATCATAAAATTCAAGTATCCCCTAGGGAAATTTTCGGTAACTACTACAACGGTACAGGTACTAGTTTAACCAAAAGAGGATTCGAGTTGCTAATGCCAATCCTTACACTGTACCCTATCAACATCAATCTCACATTTAAAGTCCACAGCACTCGCAGTAAAATACTGTTAGCACGTGCAATGAAGTATCCATATTATGTCGAAAAGGGCAGAATATGGGTCAGCAACTC